ATTTGAGTTTCGGTTAGTCCACCTAGAGCCTCAAGAGACGCCTGTGAGTCTGTGATCATCCGTTGTATTTCGGCCGGGTCCATAGGACCGCCATATTCCTCAATCATTTTTAGTACGGCTTCCGCGCTCATGCCGTTAGCAAGTCCGTCATTAATCATCTGTTGAACCACGTCTGCCGTCATATACTGACTCAGGTCCGTGGTAGGCATGAAATCCTCTCCCCATACTTCCATGGCGTCGCGTAGTTGATCATCTATATTAAAACCCTGCATGGCCGCTGCTATAGCTGCGTTCATATCTCCTGTTTGAGCGTAGCCGCTTAAATCGGGTCCCGCTTGTCCGGTAAGCGCTGCGTCGATCATATCTTGGATGTCCCCGGATTGAGCGTAGCCGCTTAGATCGGGTCCCCCTTGTCCGGCAAGCGCTGCTTCAATGGCTTTCTCTATGTCCCCCTGTTCAGCGTAGCCGCTTAAATCGGGTCCCGTTTGTCCAGCAAGCGCCGCTTCAATGGCTGATTTTACATCTCCCTGTTGAGCGTACCCGCTTAAATCGGGTCCCTCTTGTCCGGCAAGCGCCGCTTCAATAGCTGCGTCTACATCTGCTGTTTGAGCGTAGCCGCTTAAATCGGGCTGTTCTCCCATAAGGGATTGAAAATAAGGGGATTCCCCCATTTGCTCCGTGACTTGTTTTAAATATTCTTCTTTTAAGGTACCGTCTGGATTTAAAAACGTTTCCGTTGGAGTAGTTGGAGTAGTTGAATCCGGTTGTCCTTGTGGTATGCCCTCTAAAGTGTCTGGGTCCCTTAACCCTGCTTCTATTTGTTTTTGCCAAACAAGATCTAGCGTTGATAGCTTGCCATCTTTATCAATATCATAATCTTCTCTGTACTCAGGATTACTACCTGAAACAAGGTATTGGGCAATTTGTTCCCCTAAAGATATTTTTGGGGTTGTCTGCTTGTCTTTATCCTCTTTAGGCGGATCATATAACGGATCGTCAAAAGGATTATTTTTGTCTCCTGGCGGCATTATTTTCCTTTGTTTTTAGTTTGTTCCATTTTTTCACGGGAGATAGAGGCTCTGAGCGCTGCGATGTCTTCCTGACTTCGCATCTTCTCTTCGTCGGTTTCTTCCCGTACTTCCATCTTTTCTCGCTCAAGAGCTAATTTGTCTTCAGCGATACGTTTATCGTCTTCGTTCTCTTGTGATCTTATCATAAGTTCTTTTTGTTTCAATTCCAAGACACCTTCGTTGTCTTGAGGAAGGTCCATTACTTCATTAACCCTTGGCATAAGTTCTTCGAGTAGATTAGCTTCCGTTTGGGCTTTAATTTGTTCTCTTACAGGGTTAGGCGGCATAGGTTGTGGTGGCATCCCGCCTTGTTGAGCCATCATTTGTTGTTGCTGCATCATCTGTTGCTCTTGCATCAGTTGTTGCTGTAATTGCGGGTCTTGTTGCGCCATTTGTTGTAACTGTTGTTCGGCTATCTCCTCTGCTTTAAAAGCAACGTGTTGAAGAATATCTGTTAGTAAAGAGGTGGCTACAGGAGGATTCATAGACGCCATCGGGTTTTCTAAAAACGTGATGTGCGATTCAATGTGGGCATCGTGGTCCTGATCCGGGAACGCCTGCAAAGGGGCACCCATCAAAGCTGCTGCATTTTCCAGTGCCGGACTTGTCGGTTGTGGTGGCGGTGGATCAGGTAAGAGTAGCGTTTCAATGTTCTGTGAACCAAGGGCCGTGTACATTCGACGATAGGCTTCTTTAATATTGTGTATGTCCGGGTTGCTTTGCACCAGTTGCAGTTCTTGTTGTGCCAAAGAAATTCGTTGGGCAAAAGAGAAAAAGTTTGGATCAGAAACCGGAATAACATCAATACGACCGTCAAAGTCTTGTTGCTTGATCATTTGGTCTCCACCAACAACCTGATAAGGATACTCTGGTGGAAGGAACTCTGAGAACACTCTGGCTAATATTCTAAATTCTGTTTTTTGGGCATAGTGCAATCGTTTGTGGACCGCGGACATGACCTTGGTCCCCTGTTCAAGAAGTGCCAAAGTGGTACCAACAGCCGCTTGTTCATTGCCCTCACCCACCTGCATGTCGGTCACAGCAGCAAAGCGTTGTCCGGCTTCAACACAAAAACCCATTAATTGAAATAAAGTAGCGCTTGGTTCCTTATAAGGCAGCGGCATCAGTGCATCTTTTAAAGCTCCGCCGGGTGCGTCTACGTCTCTAAATTCTCCGGGCTGTAATGGTGTTTCGTCATCTCTTATTCTTATGCCTCTGGCTTTAAAACCAGCGGGGAGATTGGCCAGGGTTCCTGCGTCTATGAGTTGTCTGAGGGCCGCTGTTGCGGTTCTGGAGAGTCCCCCGATCATGTGAATTAAACCAAAGCCGTAGAAACCCAGTCCTGGGAGAAACTTGTAGTGTACAAAATAAGGGATTTTCTTTTTTTGTGCGTCGTCTTCATAATAGTTACGTCGAATGGATAAAACCTGACTTGAGGTTCTATCAATAGTAATAATAAACGGTAGATGTAGCCCATCGGGGTCTTCAAAGCCGACCAGTTCCATGGCCACATGAAACTCCAGAAGTTCATACATCATGTCATTGCCCGAACCGCTAATGCCTTCTAGTTCTTCTACCTTATCTTGGGTGGTGGTTTGGGTGGTGATGTAGGTTGGAGTAATTTCAATGTCTCTATAAAATCCGGACAATTGTTGATTGCGGATTTCGTTGTAGGTCATCTTTACAATGTGAGTGATTCTTGTGCAGGTTCCCAAATCGCTGGCCGCGTACGGCACCACTAAATCTTCGACCGGAACAAAACGGCTCACGGCCCGTTGAAGACTGGTGTCATAATAAACTTTCTTAAACGCTGATCCGGCAAGCGGTAAATAGAACAACAATTGATCCATTTCCGGCGTGTATTCTTCCATGACCGTTGTAATCTCGTAGTTCATAAACTCACGCACACGATCAGCTTGAGCTTCTATTTCAGGAGTCGCTAGACCGAGGACCTCGGTTTTTACCGGTCCTTGAGCGGGTAGTAGTTCTTTAAAGGCTTGAGCTTGAAATTGAGTAACGGATTCTGCTAATAATGGGTGGGTTACGCCACTTGCACCAGGGAACGGTCGATCACGGTCTTCGTATCTAAACCCGAGAAGATCCAGTCCTTTAACATAAGCGTCTTCCCATTCGTCCCGACTCATGCGGTCTTCTTCAAAATCACCGAGCAACTGGGCAGCGACTGCTCCAAGTTCGGATTCATCCATGTAATCAGCCAGGTTGGCGTTAAAAGGAATGGTGTCCTCGACGTTCATTTCATCGGGCATATAGTCAAGAACGGCACTGCCGTCTTGACCAAAATTAACCTCTACATCGCCGTTTTCCGGGACGGGGGAGTCAATTTCAACCTCTTGTCCTGCTTCAATATCCAAATCAATCAGGTCTGTGACCCGATCAATGTTAGTCGGTTTATTAATTTCCTCGAACGCCATTTAGTTTTTTAAAAAACGCCCGTAAACTTAATGCCTCTTTCAGCCGCTCCGCCGCCTCTGGACTTACCTTTTCCGGCACCGGGCTGTGGCCCTTTGGTGGTTTTCATTTCTTTGGTTTTTGCATAAGGAACAAAGCCTTGGTCTTTTATATCTAGGCCTTTAATGATTTTAGGTGCTTTCGCCATTTTTTCTCTCCAGATTTATACTATATCAGTTTATAGAACTTTCAGGGTCTTCGCAAATTAGCTTTGTAATTTGGGATGAGTCCTCCCAGTCCTTTTTTGGGTATTTGTTTATAGGGCCGTGGACGACGGACCAGGGAACCTCTCTGTCGGAGAAAGGCACCTAATAGTTCTTTGTCTGTTTTTTCCTGCTCTGTTGCCATTAGTAATATTCTTTTCTAGGGGGCATATAATCGCTGTCCATTAGCTCATCTGATTCTAACGCGATAAACCCACCTTGTCGATAACGCATCAGCGCTTGGGTGGTGCTGTCCACCAAGTCATCGTGGTCGCCAAAGGGAAAAGCGGCACATTCCTCAATCAGTTCGTCCGCCCAACGTTTGTCCGGGGCCCAGACCATACCGGCTTCCAAAAGCGGAGAGATGGCATTGACCCGGGCAATCTTGTCCTGACCCCTGTTCGGCGAATAATTGAGCACCGGAATACCAGTTTGCCGGAGTTCGTGAGTGAGCGGTAGGCCACTGGCTTTGGCCTCAACAATGACAATATCGGGTTCCCAATACTCGTATTGTTCAAAGGCTTCATTTTTAAGTTCCGGAAAGTTCCAACGCCCTTTACGCACATCCAAAAGCAGTAAATTAGGTTCGCCACCCTCATCAGGGTAGAACACGCACCAGGTAGTAATCGCTGAAAAGTCCGCGGTTTCCTTTTTGGAGAACGCGGTGTCGTAGCTTTGAATCACGAACTGCATGTTGGGCACCCGTTCTTCCTCCCAAATCTTCCACCACTCGCGTTTTAGGATCGCGCCTGCCTCCGAGGTCGGGTCCTGCATCCACTGGGCTTCCCATTTGGACACCGGGAGCGAGGCTTTGACCCCTTCTAATTCCGGCAAGGTCCAATATTCGGGCCATAACGCCTCGCCACTGGGCATAATCGCGGGAAATTCCACCACTTCCCATTGGTCGGCGTGTTCCTCACCCTGTTTGCTGAG